TCCTTAGATTTACAGGTAAATAAAATGTTATCGAAGCCGTTGTGCTATTTGCTCCTGGACCTACTGCAAGGCGTTGCGCTGCGCTTCCTGTCGTTTTGCCCAATCTGTTGTAGTACCTTTGACAAGCGGCTAATTCTCCTTGGATTGTTCCGCCTGAACGATTGAAACTTGGTGCTATTGAACCAATCGAAACCATAACTCCAGTAATTTCGCAATGATCAGCAGCCCCAGCCGTTCCAGTTGCTCCACGACTAAAGTACGGTGAAAATTCTGTCGCGGTTGCAGCGATAGTTCCTGTTACCTGAAAGCGTTGCCAAGTTGTCGTCAGTGTGACTGTCGTGTTGATTGGTGTAGCTGAACCTGTGTATCCGTCTTTTACGTTCTGGTCTGTTCCTGTGCCTGTGTATAGGAAAACATCTAAAATATTTGACGTTGCTGAATAATTTGCTCCAGCCCTAGCCCAAAATGAAAGCGTAACAGTTTGACCAGCAAAAGGAATTGCGTTTGCAGTCTCAACGCTTTGTTGAAGATACATAATTCCAGTAGCAGTATCTCCAGCAGTTCGCGCCATACGTAGGCAATATTGGATATTCGGTAAATTGGTCGTGTCACCAGTTGCTTGTCTTGAGTAAGTGCAAGATGTAGCGCGGTAGCCCATCCATCTATCCGCAACAAAAGTCCAAGCGTTGTTTACGGTTGTACTGGTTCCACGCTGGAAAATGTCGTAAGCACCGTTGATAACTGGGTTAGTTCTTGGTGTTGCCTGATAGCGCAAGCCTGTTGAAGTGGAACTATCTGCTACAAGTGTCTCGCCGTTGTTGCCTACTGCTAGGCGCGCTGGTGTGTCATTTGCACTAGCTGCGATTAGATCGCCTTTAGCGTCCACAATTGCGTTTTGGATTGCGTTGGCGTCGTCGCTCGTTACCCAAGTAAAATCCATGTTTGTGTTGCTTGCCTTAGATAGCACTTGACCTGTTGTGCCGCCTTTAAGGTCAGCCAATGAAGTGTCAACAGCTTGACCAAATACCTCAAAATCGGCTGGCAGGTCTGTTACTAAATCCGTCGAGGTTGGCATTTGCCAGCCAAAATTGCTTGTCGGGTTTGTCATTGTGTCTCCTTATCAGACCACTATTGTCGCACGCGCCCAGTCGAGTGTTGGCGACACGCCCGACCAAGTAAATGCAGCTGAGATTTCGTCCCATTGCAAAGCCTGCAATGAGTAAGCCACTGGTGAAATGTTAAGAGTGATCGAGAGTTGGTTGTACGAAGCCTGAAATGACCAGCCCTCAACAAAGCCCTGAAAGATACCGCCCATGTTTGCTGGTAGGTCATTGATTGCCAATGCCTCACCCATAAACACGCCAATGAGGTTGTCACGGTCGCTGTCGTCTAGCTCTGTGTTTGTCAGGTCAAACGTGATTTCGCTAAAGATTGCCTGCGGTGTCTTGCGTAGGTCTAAGTAGAAATTTGCCTGCTGGGTTGCATCAGCTGCGTCATGCAAGGTTGTCGTGATGATTTGCGAAAGCGTGCCGTATTCCAAAATTGAGTCCGCGTCGCTTGCGCTTTGCTCAGCGCTACTGGTTGCGCCGTATTTAATTGTGACATTGTTTCGCACGTCGCCTGCTCTGGTTTCAACGCGCAAACCAGCTGCACGCGCCTGATTAGCTGTTAACTGCACATAGCCATTGTTTGATAAGTATTGGCTACGGTGTGTCGCATCAGCGTATGAAATACGACCAAACGCGTCCTCATAAATGTAGCCAAGACCAGAAGTTGCCAACGCTGAAACCAATGAATAAACGTCGGTTCTATTGCTAGAACGCACTGCCAGTTCATAATCGCCTGGTCGATCGATCTCGCCTAAGCCAACGTTTTCTGCTGTTGCCCATGTTGTTGTTGGGTCATAATCTGCCCATGTTTCGGCTGCTGGCACTTCTGCCCACGTGTTAAGCAATAAGTTAGACAAAATTGTGTAAATCTGATCGCCGTCAAAATCCTTAGATAGCACACCGTTTGTCAGTGCCTTTGGCAAACGAGACAACGCGCCAAGTGCTGTGATGCTGTATGTCTGGGTGAACATTGTGCTGCCTACGTCGCGCACTTCAAGCCCAATGTCAACCACCGTGCCGCCAAAGATCGGGACGTATGTAGCTGATGTGTCCTGCACCTGCACTGAAATGCTGCTGTTGATGCTGACAGGTATTGTGGCTTGATTGACGTCCAACAGCTGCAAATTGACGTACCCTGCCTGCGCCTGTTCGTAAATGTTTGTGCGACCTGACCTGATTGTGAGGTTAGCCAAAACCGCGTCTGTGTAAGCAATACCGTCGATCTCGACCAGCCAAACTGGTGTCCACTGCGTCATGCTGTTGCAAAGGCTGTTGCGCCGCCTGTACCGCGATAAAACGAGTTGTTTAATGTTTCAACAATTGTGCGTGCTGTGCCCTCTTTGTCGATCGCGCCGCTGACGTTCAGATTGATTGTTGTGCCCGTTGATGCCGTTCCCGTAGATCGTGTTCCAGCAGAATTTGATGTGACCACCTTTGATGCAGCCACGCTGGTTGAGGCAGCAACCTTTGCAGCACTTGCCACGCCGCCACTTGCCGCAGCTGTCAAACCGCTTGATGTGCTAAAACTTTGTCCACCAGGCATTGTTCCACTAAAACCTGCCGACCCTGATGAGCTTGCTGAGGTAGCGCCTATTTTTGGAATTGAGGGAATATCTTTACCAAATTGTATTGCGTTGTAACCTTTGATGATTAGGTTGATGCCGTCAATGGCAGTGTTCAACAATGGTTTGATCGCACCCATTACTTTGCCAATGATTGTCAAGACAACCGTAGCAATGTCGCCAATAACGCTAACGGCTGCCCCTAGTACCTTGCCAATGATCGGTGCAACATACTTGACAACGTCAAAAAATGATTGCAGGTTTTCTTTGTTTTCGGCAATAACATCTTTAATTTTGCCAAACTGAGTTTGCATTGCCTGAAATATTGGTGTTGCAATGTCTTTAATTACCTTTGCAACGTCGGTAATGACCTTGCCAAACCCGTCGCCTTTTGTCAGGCTAAACGCACCGCTGAAAGCGTTAATTGCTGGCAATGCGTTTTGGTTAATGAAATCAAGTAATTTCCCAAGAATAGGCAGCAAGGCTGTACCAAGAGTTTCTTTTGCCTCATCAAATGCCACCTGGACACGTGCTATCTGTCCAGCATAAGTATTTGCGTTTGCAGCTGCCGCGCCGCCAAATAGATCGCTTAGCCTGCTTTGTACCTGCTCAAAACTCATTGTCTTTAACTCAGCAGCAGATAAACCAATGCCCAGTTTGCCAAGAGCTGTTGTATTGCCGTCGTACGCTCTACCCAACGCGTTTGCGACTGTTTCAAGTGGCTTGCCTGTTGCGGTGCTTATGTCTAAGGCTTGCGCCAGTAATTGTTGCGCCTTTTCAGTGTCGCCCGTTGATCTAACCAAGCGTCCTAATGCTGGGCGCAGGTCATCATCTGCCACACCTGTTGCCAAAGACATTTGCAAAATTGATTGCTCGGTTGCTTTGATTTGTGCCTGCGTTGCACCTGTCGCATTTTCCAACGCCAGTGCTAATTGTGTTTGCGCCTTTTCGTCGGCTATTGCAGCCTTGACACCTTCGATACCAATTGCAATGGCGGCAGCACCAGCAGCGGCGGCAGCTGCGGCAAAAGCTTTGCCGATCTTTGCACCAGCCTTGCCGATCTTGTCACCAAATGAATCAACATCACCGCCTGCGGTTTTTAGTGATTTGTTAAGGTCGCTGACATCTCCAAGTATGGAGAGTTTTAAGGTACGACTTTTTTCTGCCATTATGTGTACTTCTTAATAATCTTAGACAAGCCTTGTTCCCACTTTTTTACAATGTCAGGTTGCACTGATCGCAGGGTTGGATAAATAAACCAACCGCGTGTGCCTTTACCTTCACGACCTGACCAGACTGGGAACTGCTTGTATTTATTTGAGCCAAACTCGTAACCGCCCCAAAGCTGCTGGGTTGTACCTCCACCGCTTAATCTTTGACGCGCAAAGCCGTAACTGATCTCACCAATTTTTGATGACTTTTTAACGGTTGCGCCGTCGGCAATTATCTTTGATGCACGGTTGTTGCGTTGACCTGCTGTGGCACTTACTCGTTGCTTGACAAATTCTGCAAGCTCGGACGAGACTTCTTTTGCCTGGTCGGTTGCTTCAGCGTCCATAGCCTTAAACGATCTCAGAATTGCGCGCAGCTCAGCCTTGTCATAAGCAATTGCGTCTTTAGCCATTTGCGCGCCTTTCCAAAATCTCAATGACGGTAAGTATGTCCTCGGCTGTCTCAAAAACATCTGGGTGTAGCCCTGTTGCCAGAGCTACCTCCCAAACTATTCTGCTAAGGCTTCCGACGGCGTAGCTTTTGGGTTTGCCTCACCTACGA